TATTTATTTTTTAAAGTGATTACTTTTACTACTGACATCTGTGCATTGATTATCTCTCCTAATGCATGGTCAAATAATAAACTTTTCAAAGGACCTCTTTCATTCTCATAGTCTTTCTTTAAGATCTCAGCCATCTCAGCTGCTAATAACTTTACTTTAGTTACTGTGGTATCATCTAGATTGTCTGGATCTAATCCTACTAGTTGATGTCCAAATGGGATGATCTTATGCTCAAGTACTTCTGGAGCTTGATCTGGTACACTGTACACTGGTTTGTTTTCACTCATATTGTTGGTTTTTAAAATTTACGCATCATACTTCTGACTGGTAGTAGTGCTGGCAGATACCTTCTCTACCATAGGAGGGTCCTCTGATAAAAGAGTAAACTTAATCTTCTCTAAGATACCTATGATATGTGGATTACCATAAGCACCCTCATTAACTCTTACCTCTAATCCATCATTTGTTTCTGTGATGGAAATAATCACTGCATCTTTATCCATATTTATTATTTTAATAGTTCATCATACACCATCCTAGCTTCTAAGTTAGACCCTGTCTTTTCTGCAACATGCAACCATAACTTTTTTTGCTGATCAGTCATCTCATATAACAAACTTAATGACAACAAATATAAAAACTTTTTTTGTTTAAACTAAAAACCCCGGAAAAATTTCCAGGGCTTCTAGCAGTAAATCAATCAATCAAGTTAATCATTTAATAAAATGAACAGTACAAATATAAAACTATTTTTTAAAAAACCCTTTCTTAGGTTCTTCCTTTTTATTAAATCCTAACTTCTCTATAATCTTATTAGCTTCATCTTCAGCAAAGCCTATTGCTTCTTCTTCTTTGTCAGTAATCTTCCAGTTATTTAACAGGATACTCATGTGCATAGTTTCATGCATAACAGCTGTAGCTTTTTCTGTAAGGGAGTACTTCTTAAATGTACTTAAGTTAAGAAACAAGAATGGTTTATGTGGAGCTTTTGCTGTTAGCTTCTTATCAGCAGGGTCATAATTAGTCCACCCATAAATATAAACTCCGTTGCCTTTAGTCTTATCAATCTCTTCTGCCTGAGCATCAGCTCTGTTAAGACCATGCATCTCCGGCACCTTATAATAATCAAAGATCTCTGTAGCATTATCTCCTGCTAACAGAATATATTTACCCATGTCAAACTTTTTCATAAAGCAAATATATAAAAAAAATCCCGGACTGTAACACCCGGGACTTCTTACCCAGTCCGTTGACCGGAAAACACATATCTTACTGCTAAGATACAAAAAAAAACCCAGACAGTACTTCTTGATCAGAGAAACTTATCTGGGCCGGATACTGGTTATACAAACCTAGGTACCTTCAGTCTGCTTTCCCAGTACCCAAAAAGTCCAGAGCTGGGACACAGATCTTACGGTATGTGTTCTGGAACTTGGCCTATGGTTATCTCACCACAGGGGGGGGGCTCTACAACCGGAGAAGTAGAGGGTCTCAATGTTGCCATTGATGGGGGAAAGACTCACTCTGAGCGGGCAGTTCTAAAGGGATGCCGAATGAGTTATGCTACAAAGATATAACTTTAATTAGAATGTGGGTTATTAAGAATGTAGTATACAAGAGATTGAGGTGACATTGTATATAGTAGAATGTGATGGGGTATGTATAACAACGCCCCACCCTCAGCTGGAGTTGGTGGTACCCCCCGTGAAGAATTGGCAGACAAAAACAAATCAAGATGCAATAATATATTTTTATCTGTGGTAAATATGTATGTAGTAGCATGATAGTTATCAATAGATATGTTAGATAGTATGTATTAGTAATAGATATATATAAGCAATGCTTCCTGAGATATCTCAACCAACATGTTATATATCTAGCAAGCAGGCAAGCACACACATTATATGTATATAGTGTATCTCCACTTTTAAATGATAATAATAATAATTAAATAATAAAGCTATGTGGTATAATAAAATTGTAATGGATGATAATAGTATTTTGAGTAAAGAGAAATATTATGTTAATGATGTGTGGGAGATAGAGGAAGAGTGTGGGATTGATGTTATGGGGTGTTTTGTTTGTGAGTTTTGGAGTGAAGATTAAAGGGGGTAATACCCCTTTATGTTTTTCCACTTTTAATCTATTGTAACCAATTAAAATATATATTATGAAAAAAGCCTTTGGGTTATTCAACATGATTGCAGCATATATATGTGTGCTCATCAGTATGGTAAGTGTTACATACTATGTCATATTTGCCAACATGTTTGCTAATGCATTTATCATGTCATTAGCAGGATTTGCAATGTTTATGATTGCAAGAACTCTACACAATGAATGGAGACAAGGGAAGCTTTAAGCTTCTCTTTTCCCATACTGTTTTTCCACTTTTAATGTATAATAATAAATTAAATTATATGATAGCACAGATTATTTTTATTTGGTATCTAATTACAGGGACTGTAATATACCAACATGATGTTGAAGGTAGAAACACTTATGCTCTATTCTTTCCTGATGGGAAGGTTGTTGATTATGCTTATAAGGCAGAGATCATAGAGTATATAGAGACCGGAACATTTGAGTATGATGAAACTTTGGAAGACAAAGTAACAGATGCAGATAAGGGGGAGTAATTCCCCTTTATTATTTTCCACTTTTAAATGTAACTAATTAAAATTATATATTATGGAATCAAAAGAACTATTTGAATTGGCTGAAAGACTAGACAAAGAGATTGCTTTATTAGAAAAGAATGTTAACAGCTATGAGCAGAGATGTGAGCTGTCTGACTTGAAGGCTTATAGAGCACATGTTCAAGAAGGTATTGAAAGCTTAGTAAGTCAAGCTGAAAACCAAATGAATGAAGGGGGTTATTAACTCCCTTTATTATTTCTCCACTTTTAATCTAAACTAAATTAATATACTATGAATACATTAGCATTAATCCTTACTTTGTGGGGAACACCTGTTGTCACTAATCAAGCTGACAAAACTGTAATAGAGTTTGAAGACAAGATGATAGTAGTCTTGGACTCTACTAGTAAGATCACTGAGATATATGTACTTGGTGATGAAGATTGGACAAGACTGAGAGCTGAATAAGCTCTTAGTTTTTCTCCACTTTAAATTAATTGTAAATTCTAAATCTATATACCATGGTAAGTTATGTAATTATCAACGGGATTGTTACCGTTAAGGAATGGGTATTAAACCCTAATGCATGAGATTAAAGCATCACTTTAAATGTGGTGCTTTATTACTTTGATATATAGATACTTAACCACAGTATTTTCCACCGCACAGACCAAGCCTTCACTACCGTTCAGACTTTGGCCTTCCTCCATCACACATCACACAGGACAAGCAGCCTCATTCTTCGGCACTTTGTCCTTTGCCACACACCTAGCGCACCAAGTCATGTCATTACAAAGCTAATGACATATCTTGGCTTGCCAAGCATTCATTCTTATATGTGTGGCTGCGCCACTAGTCTTAGCTTTCTTTCATTTTAACCATGGTGTTTTCCACTTTTAATTGTTTGTAATTTTAAAACTATAATATATGAAAACAATTAATGGTATCCTGATTGAAGGCAAGTTAAGTTCTATCATTTCTACTTATCAGATAAAAATTGAAGGTTTTGAAGACTTCACAGCAGAGGCACACTTGTTTGCTTTGCTTGAATGGAGTAAATATTTAAGACCTGACTATTCACAAAAGGATAGATTAAAATATCTGTATGAAAAGTGTTTGAGCTATGATAAACCTTATAGTAAAATTTATCCTAAATTTACTATTGTTGACACACCTTATGGATGTGGATATGCTGTTATAGTAGAAGAGGAAGAGGAGGACACAAATCCTTTTTAACTTATAGGGGTGTAAAAGCCCCTTTGTGTTTTTAAATGTTAACCATGGTGTCTTTGTTGTTGCTCCGCAACAAGGCTTTTTTCCACTCATAATAGAGGGGGATTATTAACCTTTTAAATTTTAGCATTATGAGCAAAATTGAATTTAAGCCGGAAACAACACCGGCAGGAGACACAGTATTAGTAGCATCTATTACTGCGGAATTGGTATCTCAAGGTAGCAACCCAATTGCAAACAAGAATGGTAATGAGTTTTATCCCGTTACTATTAAGTTTGAGAATGCATTGGGTAATCAACAATCTGTACCTGCATTGCTATACAAAGGCAATGCTGATTATGGTGTTGAAAAGGGAGTTAGCTATCTTACAAAGATTATTGCTAGTGCAGGTAGTAAACCGTTGTTTATTATGAGTCACTTAGCAAGAGGTACTGAAGCTAGCTTAGCTGACTTAGGCTTGAATATGGAAGACTTCCAAACAGCAGGAGTTATCCAAGACTTCAACAAGGTACCTAAGAAGTAAGGTAATTAAGAGCACTCTGTAGAAATACAGGGTGTTCTTTTTTTATTCAGCTTGATTACTTAACCTATAGTAGGTATAGTAGCTTCATTTAAATAGTTAACCATGATATTAAATAGTTAACCATGGTTTTTTTCTTTGTGCTTCGCAGGCTTATCTCCACTCATAAGGGAGTGGGGAAGATAGCGTGGAATGATCCGGTCAAGTAGGAATAGTAAGTACTATTATGGCTGTTTACACTACAATACACACTATATGCATACTAGCCCGGGAATCATTCTGACTCTGAGTATATAATATGTGCAGGATTAGTATAGAAAAATGTGTGAGAGAGTGTTAAAATGGGTGTTACACTACCCACGGTCACATTAGTAAAAGTAAAAGCTAACAATCTAGAACTAAGCTCAATATTAATATATATGGCTAGAACTACCTTGTTTAGCACACAGACTGTTACTAAACTAACTTATTACTATTACTATATATTATTACTATTATATATTAGTTAGAGTTGGACAGTAATATCTTCCGGATCTTTATAAAAACCGGTCATATATAGAAACAGTTGTGAATGTATAAAGATGTGGAAATGTCTTTATAATGTCCATGAACTTGGTGAGCAAGGGCTAAAGATGGCTTATTGCAAGAATGTAGAAGCATAGTCTTCTACCGTTATAAACACAACTGTTTCTTTTGTATTTACCACAAGGTTTCAGGCATAACCTCTCATTCTGTAAAGCAGAGGTTGACTTGTGGTTTATTTACTCTCATCCAATTGCAGGTAGTCCTCTTTACATAATGACTATTTACATATTGCACTAAAGTCGGAGTTATTTCCTAAAGCTTGTGTGATTCAAGGGTTGCAACCTTGTGAGAGTACTAATTAAAATATTAACCCTTAAACTTATAATTATGCAAGTATTTACTGTAAACAGACGGTTTTGGAATTCAGATCATGATAATTGGCAAAATTGGATTGAGTCTACAATAGTCTCTTATCATGCTACAATAGAAGGAGCAAATGCTAAGATATCTTCTTTTCCTGATAAGGATAAAGAGATTACAGATGAATATAATGAAATGAGTTCTATCTATTTTATATCTTCTATTGTAGTTGAGGATTAACGGTAAACTATATGTTACAAGAGTTTGGAGTCTAGAATGTCTTTTACTTGTAATCCCTTCTTTGACTTTTCTGAGGGTAATCAGAAAATATTAATGTACCATTCCTGATTCCCAAGGTCAGGCAGTTGTAATGAATGACTCCACAACGTCTTACAGCCACGGAGATAGTTACAACTGAGTACAGAGGGGTTTTTAAGCATACAGTAAATCGGTCAACTTGTGAGTAGGTGTGGTTAAAACTCTCACTGTATGCTTTTATTTAACTTATAGTAACTTAATTAATAACTTAAAAATAAACTTATGGAAGAAAAATTAATCTGCGGTCAATGTCATAAAGATATTACAGAATCTGAAGAACCTTATATTATAAAAGACCGTGCACATGAAGATAAATGGTTTCAGTGTATGGATTGTTACTGTGAGGAGTATGAATACATTTATGGTGATCTTGATGATGAAGAATCTTATGCTGATCATTATGACCGGACTAACTATAGTCTTTATGGAGAAGAAGATCCAAACCAGTGGGATGAAGAAGAGTAATCTCACTATATAACTTAATTATTAACCTTAAATATATACTTATGGAGAAAGTTTATTGGACTATGAAGAATGGTCAAAAGATAGATGTTGATACTATGGACATTCAGCATCTCCGGAATACTCTCAAAATGCTTATTAGAGCTAAGAGAGCTCAATCTACACCAAAAGAACCTAGACATTGGTCAGGACTTAGTGGTGATATTGCTCAAGATATGCTAGACCAAGCATTGCTTGCAGAGCAACAAGAAGACCTTGATGAGTGGTACGGTCTATAGTACCACTCAATTTTAACTAGTAACTTTTAAAAACAAATATATGAATGCAACTATGATTAACAACAGAGAGTTTGTAGAAACTCTGCATGCAATGGAGTCTAACATTAATTTAAGACTTCTTGTTTCTGCAACAAAATTCTATGGAAAGGGATTGGATGACAGATCCAAACAACAACTATTTGCTCTTCCATTGGAAGATAAAATGTGGTTATTAAATGAGTATGATCAGGAGATTGTACCTTACCCACCTGCAGATTTGGATAATATTTATTAATTTATTAATTTACAGTATGAAAACAATATCAGCAGTAGTTGTATGGTTTGCGGTAATTACTACAATAGCAATATTATTTGCTAGTTGTGGTACAAGCGGTCATGCATGTGATGCCTATGGTCAGGTAGACACAGAAGAAAGAATTTAGTATCTAAGGTACTAAGAGTTATAGGAGCCGGGGAAACTTGGCTCCTTTTGTATTATTAAAAATTATGATTATGAATTTAGAAGAATTAGAACAAGAAAGAGCAAAGTGCCAATTACACTTGGAACAACTTCATATTTATGAACCAAGTGAAGAATGGTACAAAATGAGAAGAGAAGAACTTGAGTATCAAATAGCCTGTATAGAAGAAGCTATAGAAACTGAGAAAGAGTCAATAAGAGAAAATAACAATGTTAGTACTGCATTTCTTGTAGTACTATATGCACTAGTTATAACAGGATTATCAATTTTAATATTTATGTAATGAAAAAGTTATTTATGATTGTGGCAATTATGATTGCCGGAGCTGGTTACTCACAAAAATTACCAAAGAATCTTACACGGTCTGAGAAAAAGTTTGTTAAGAGTGTAATTGAACTTACAAATGATGTCTTAGTAGATGTAACTAAAAGAAATGATGGTATCATAGTAGTAGAATTTTGGAATACTATGTATACTCTCAATGAATTTGGTTATATTGATGAAGTATGGGTCCTAGAAGATGAGGACTGGATGGCATTAGGGAATCAAGAATAATTTAAAATTTATAGTTATGTGGTTAGGAAAACTATTTAAGAAAAAACAAAAGAGTTACAACACTGATATTAAGTATAAGCTACTTATCATTGATGATGAGGCTGAGTTGATTCATAAGAATCTGGGTATCAATGATGTAAGGGCAGAAGTACTATTAACTGCCTGTTTAGAGGCTTTTGAGAGTAGTAAACGTGTGCATGTTGCAATGGAAAAGGTTGTTGACATATGCACTCATACTAATGAAGTAGTCTTTGCTACTCTTATGATGGCTAAAGTTATTGAGAAGAATGAGTCACATGAAAGGATTCATAATATGCTCAAAAACATGTTTGGCAATGGATAAGACACTAATTACCTCTGTCTTAGGATTTGATCTTAAGGCAGAGATAGCTGATCAGAATGGTGAGGTTATTAGATCTGGTGTTAAATCAACATATGTGTATGTATTTACTGATGTAGAACCAGAACCTCGGATACTAGATAAAAATTTCTTTACACATTACAATGAAACTCTCTTATCTAAAATAAGGGATTTCAGAAGATTAAATGACTGAGTATGAAGATAAGTGTTACATATGATGACACTGATGTAGCAAAAGCTCTCAGTAAGATCATCAAAGATCCAAATGCTGAGGAGTTTGTTAAGTTACTTACTCCTATGCTATGTAATAATTCTCAAGGTGTAGATCACTTTTTCAAACTTATGATAGGTAATAAGTTACCAGATATAATACCAAATGGTACTTTATGTAAAATGTATTATGGTAATCTTGGCTATGGTGTAGATAAAGAAGCTACCAAAGAAAAGTTTGCTGATCAAGATGAGAATGTAACAGTAACTATAAAAGAATTTAGAGGATATCATGAGTTTAGTCCTTATAATGTTGAATGTATGGTAGTTACAACAGCTGGTTTAACTAGACTGGATATTACTTATGTACAAGCAAAAGATTTAGAAGTTATTGAGGAATTTTAAGAAGTGTATTCTGTGAATATACTTTTCCTGACCAAATGATAGAGGGAGTAGAAATGCTCCCTTCTCATTGTTTAGCTATATAGTGCTAAATTTTATTGGTTTAAACTTTAGATGTATTACTAAAAGGCTTACATTTACTAGCATATTTTTATGCCGGTAATGCAGTATCAACTCCCAAACGGGAAAGTAGTCCATCTCTCAATAGAGGAATATCTTGATCTTACAGATGAAGATGTGCAGTACCTTATGTCTCTAGACTATGGAGAACATATCTTAGATCCATTCACAGGATCAGCAGTAGAGAAAAACAAACAAGAAAAATATTATGACTTTGATTATCTAGCAGATGATGAAAGTGATGATGATGTGATATCAGATGATGACCCATTTGATGATATCATAGACTTAACGGGCCCACTGGATACATAATACCTGAATTGCAATAAGGTATTTACAACTTATCACTTAGCATGAGTAACTAATGATATAGTAAAAATCTACTCAAAACAATCAATTATTTATTTATTTATTTTTTAAAATTTAAAGTTATGACAACTAAAGTAACAGTTTTAGCAGACCAAACAACAAATGCAGTTATCAATTCTTCTAGCAATCCTGAATTTGGATATGTAAGAGTATCACAGGTAAGACCTATGATTGATGAGAAAAGTGGATTCTTGCGTCCAAGATTAGTAACAGCTTTAATTCCAGGTCTTGTAACAGACTTGCAATTGATGAGCTTTTATGCAGGTCAACAATTGGATGGTAAAGTAGTTATTGAAGAGTCTTTGACTCCATTTAACAACAAGACTCCAGAACGTGATCTTAAAGTAGCAGGAGGAACAGGTATAGTATGTACAGTAGAAGGGCAACCAATCTACCGTAGAACTAAGTTTTCTTTTGATGTTAATGCACAAGACACTTTTGTTAAACATGATAATGTTGATCAATTACGTGATGCTTATGCAGCACAATCAGGTACTTCAAGTGCTATAAACAATGCACGTCCAGCTGAAGACTTATCTATCTAAGATAGTCTAAGCTATTAGTTAATATGAGAGGGGTAGAAATATCCCTCTCTTTTTATTTATGATTAAAAATGTATAAAATGGAAAAGTTAAAACAGGAAATTAAAAATTATCAGTTAAATGCAGGTAAAACTTACATGCAGTATGAAACTGACAGATATTCACAGTATCAAAATTATTTGTACAAGAGAGCACTTTATGGTCTAAATGCCCTTTCTGAACAAGAACTGGCTACAATGTGTAGTAAAAAGAAACAGAGAATTGTTAATGTTTATAAGAGAGCTCAAGTAGTGATCAATAAACTTAAACAGGAGTTTACTATAAGATATACTAATTTTATCTTTAAGACTTTGTTTCCAAATAGTCCTCTAACTGACTCATTACTAGCATGTACTGAGTTTGATGATAAGTTTAAAAATACTTTAACTTTTAAAGATTTAGACATCACAAAAGAGGATATTATCAGTATCTTTATAGCTGAAGGTATCTTACCTAAAAACTTTTTAAGTTTAGATAAGGACCCAAATAAATTACCAAGATTAAAGCATGAAGTTAAAAGTATGTGATGGGTGTGGAAAAGAAAAACTCATCTGGAAAAGCAGTGGAACCGGGGGATTGAAATTATGCAAACAATGCTGGAGTTGCCACAAAAGCGGAGAAAATACACAGAAACCAACAAGTTCTGAAATCCCCCGTGTCTCCGCTAAAAGGGCAAAGAAAGATGCAGAGTACAGTAAACTAAGACAGAGATATCTTACAGAGAATCCTCTATGTATGATCAAAGTCAAAGGTTGTACTCACTTTGCTACAGATGTGCACCACACTTTTAATGGAGCTAATAGAGATGCTTTTTACTTAGTGCAGAGTACATGGTTAGGTGCATGCAGGAACTGTCATGATTGGATTCATGCAAATCCAGCAGAAGCTAGAACTATGGGATGGTTAAAATAATTGCATCTAGTTATGGAAATAAAACAAGTTAGTAAAAACTGTAGTGTATGTACTGTTGACTTAACAAAAAGAACATGGATATTAAGAAAAAATTCTGATAATACTTTTGGTTATGTGGAAAAGAAGTGTAAGTATTGCATAAGAAATGCTAAATGGTGCAGAGTTGAATATAGTGATCCTGAACTTAGAGAACTTTCAATAAGACAAAGAAAACTATTGGAAAAGAGATCATATTACAAAAGGGTAATAGGGTCTAGAAGAGCAGCTATTAGAATACTAAAAAAAGAACCAACAGTATGTAGAAGATGCGGTAGTGAGCTTAGTGAAAAAAATGAATGCATAGGTTTATCAAAAGACAAGAAAAGAATAGATAGATGTAAGCATTGTAGATATGGTATTGAGCAGTTTTGTAAGTTATCATATTCAACAATAGAATTAGAAGAGTTTTCTATACTCCAAAATGATAAAATTACTGCACATTTAGCTATTATTGCAAGAAGAAATCTTGATGATAATTACATTAAAATTCTTATACTTAATTCTATACAGGGTCTTAGTCCTGAAGATATTACACCCAATTTAATTGAGATCAAAAAAAAACAGTTAATAGTTAAACGTAAACTTAAAAACCAAAAGTTATGAGTAAAGTAAACACAAAACAGATCAAAGATGTTGCAGACAAATCAGAAGTGATTGGCAACAAAGCTTATGACAATTTTAACAAAGATGGCAAACTTGAAGCTGGGAAGCTTGCTATTGCCGCATTTAAGAACACCTTATATGCAAACAGTCTTTTAATTAAGACAGAGAAGATTTAGTATTTATTTATTTATGATTTAAAATTTATGATTATGAAAAAGGGATTTATTCAAATTGCAGTTACAACAGATTATACATTGTTTAACTATTTACCAATGAACAGAGTTATTGATGCAAAACAAGTAGAAGCATTAGTACAGAGTCTCCGCAAGATTGGTGTAAGAAGATCAGTAATGTGTATTAAAACAGATCTTATTGATGGTGAGTTAAAAACTTATATTATTGATGGTCAGCATTTGTTACATGCATGTCAAAGGGAAGGTGTTCCAGTTAGATATGAATATGTTGAGGTAACTGATCTTGATGATATAGTACATACTATGGCATTTTACAATAACTCTTCCAAGTCTTGGAAGCTTATGGATTATGTAAATGCTTGGTTATATATTCACCCTGATTACCTTACACTGAAAAAGTTTAAGAACTTGTATAACTTAGAACCACTAATGATTGCAGGTATTTGTAATAATTCAGATTCTTACAATGGTGTATCTGCTGCAAGTGATTTAATTAAAACTGGTAACTTTAGAGTTACAAATCCAAGAGCTCAAGCAATGTGTAAAGACTTTAGTGATTTGTTTATTAAGATTGGTAAAGCTGACAGATGGGTTAAGCATAACTTCTTGAGAGTATTTATACAGGCTTATAATGGTAAAAATTATAACCATAAAGCTACCCTCCAGAATATTGATGACAACATCAAGACTATTAAAGCTATGACAGATGTATCTGAGGCTACTCAGTTTATCCAAAAGAATGTATTTAATTTAATTTAAAATGACAAAAGATCAAGTCCAAGAAGAAGCAATTAAAGCTACAGAAGGCAAGCAAAGATCTAGTGTTGCGTTGGGCACAGGTGTGGGTAAGACTCTAGTTGGTCTTACTCACATGGAGCTCAATACCACAGAGTTGATGCGGTGTCTTGTAGTAGCACCAAAGAAAGCCATCTTCCAATCATGGAAAGATGATGCTGTAAAATTTGGTAAACAAAATTTATTAGGTAGAATAGTGTTTACTACTTATCTAAGTCTGAATAAACATAACCCTAATGATTATGATGCTGTCTATTTGGATGAGATGCATAGTCTATTAGATAGTCACCGGGGATTCTTGCAGTTGTTTAAAGGCAAGATCCTCGGTCTTACTGGTACTCCACCAAAGAGAGACTATTCAGAAAAAGGTAAGTTAGTAAATGAGTTCTGTCCTGTAGTATTTACATTCAAAGCAGATGATGCTATAGAAAATGGAATACTAAATGACTATCAGATTATAGTGCACCAGATTCAATTAACTGATCAGAAAGTATATCCGGTCAAAACAGGTAACAGACAGTATTTAGCATCTGAGATAGATAACTATACTTATTGGTCTAGAAGATTAGATGTAGGGTCAGGAAATATGCATATGCTCAGAGTGATGAGAATGAAGGCTATGATGGATTATCCTAGTAAAGAGTTATATACAAAGAAACTCATGGAAAGCATCACTACTAAGTGTATTATATTTGCTAATACTCAAGCCCAGGCTGATAGATTATGTGAATACAGCTATCACAGCGGTAATAAGGAGTCTGAGGATAATCTAGAACTGTTTAAGAAAGGTGAAATTACTAAGTTATCTACGGTACTGCAGTTAAATGAGGGTGTGAACATACCTAATCTTAAGCAAGGTATTATTATGCATGCATATGGTAATGAGAGAAAAGCTGCACAGAGAATTGGTAGGTTACTCCGGTTAAACCCAAATGATAAGTCTATTGTGCACATACTATGTTATATGGATTCAATAGATGAAAAGTGGGTTAAGGAAGCCTTGGAGAACTTTGACCAGACTAAAATTATTTGGAAAGATTTTAATATTTCATTATATTAATAGTATGGAAGAGACTAAAACACACAAGCTGGCAATTTACAATGATGATGTAAATTCCTATGATTATGTTACAGCATGTCTTATTAAGTTATGTAAGCATAATCCAATACAAGCAGAACAATGTGCTATTACAGCACATAATGTAGGAAAATGTGTGGTTAAATCTGGTGCTTTCTTGGATATGTTTGAATTAAAAAGTACTTTTGATGATCTAGACATCAAATCTGAAATTGAAGAGTATGCAAGTGATATGTATTAATGATGAGAATAGGCCAAAAAGAATCTCTCCATATGAATGGATTGAGGAAGGTAAAACTTATACTGTTGTAGAAATATCTAAGATGGGCTTACAGGCCGGTAAATTTGGATATAAACTTAAAGAAGTACAACTATCAGAACAGTCATTTCCATATGAATACTACAATGCAGACAGATTTGTACCAATTGTGCCATTAAAACAAGCACTGAAAGAAGAAAGAGTAGAGGAAATCTCTGCAGATCTAGAACTAGTTTAACTTAACACATATGGAAGAGTACACTAAAGAAGATGTAGTGGAAGCTCTTTTAAAAATTCCTAACAAGTCAAGACATAGAGTATTAGTTGATCAAAGAAGTTATTTAGTAGGTTTACTTGCTTATAGATTTTTGATGACTGAACATGCTATTGCTAATCTTATAGGTTTTAAAAGAGATAAAGTTTATCACAACAAGAAACTAGCATTGCAGTTTCATAATGATAAGTCTTACATGCAAAATATCTATGTGTATGCTCAAATGTTTCCATTTGATTTTAGTCTAGTTGACACAAGTCCTACTAATACCAGAAGATCAACAAGAGTAGAACTAGATCTTGAAAGAAAAGTATTTGTTAAACTAAAAGCAATAGGTGCTATTATGGGCCACAAAGATGTGAGAACTACAATTAAATTATTTATTGAAAAAGGTTTGAAATTATGGGAAGAATGAAAGAACTTTGTATGGATATTATTGAGGCCAATGGTGGTATACCTGAAGGTATGACTATAGAAGATGTAGTCAAAATGAAAGAGTTAGAAAATTATAATTGGCATGAGTATGAACGACAACAAGAGAAAAACAGACTACAACAGTATCAACAAGAAAATACAGGAGAGACTGGAAAGGTTGAACAAGTCAGCAAAAAATTCTCCCAAAGGTATGGAGAAGCCAGAGAACAAAAAAAAAGTGAACAATGAAGAAGGTGATTAATTTATTAGGAGCAATACTAATTACAGGATGTGTTAGTGCTCAATGGAGTTATAAGGTACAAGATAATGGTTTTGATCCGCCTTATAAAATTGCATATACAGCAGAAAATAATGGAGCTGCACTTTATTTAATAAAATTGGATACATCAATAGTATTATCTGTAAGTGGTGGTTATTATTGTGAAGATAATCCTATTGTGGATGTAGTATTTGTAGTGAATGGAACAGATAAAAAATTCTCAGTAGAGGGCTATAAAGGTGGATCATCTGATGTTGTTTACATAAGTTGGGATCTGGATGAGAATCCTTTATTTTTAGAAGCATTTAAGACATCCACTTCAGTTAGAATCAGGATAAATGAAAGCTATTGTACTACAGAGATTTATACTTTCAAGATGACCAGCAGTAAGGCTGCTTATGATTTTATAATCAAGTAATTAAACAAGTAATATGAAAAAAGTAATAAGTATCTTATTGTTAAGTTTAGTCTTTCTAAGCTGTAAGAAAAAGGAATGTAACTGTGCTGATGTAAAAGATAAAGACATTGATCACTACCTCAGTTCATCTGGTGTTGTGCTTAGTACTTACTATCAAATACTTTTTTATGATCCTTGTATTCGTGAGTCTAGATGGATAAATGTTAGTGAAGAACTGTACAATAGTTTAGAACTTGGTGATACTTATTGTATACCTTAATGCTCCATTTTATTAAATATCTAGTGGTATGGATAAGCCAAAACTTGTCCATACCTTTCTGGATGGTAGGTCATGTGCACCTGTCCGTAAATATTTACCAAGACATATATGAGATATTAGCATCATTTGGTATGAATATACTAGTTGCTGCTGGATTTATTATTGATTATTTAGAACAAAAAAAGAAGTTATGAAAACAGAAAAGAAAAAAGCAGGAAGACCTAGAAAAGAGAAAGAACCTGTTCTTACAGTGTATAGTCAAGCAGAGATTGATCTTGAACATGCTCAAAAAGTAATTACTGCAAGAAATGAGAGTATTGCAGACTTAGAAACTAAGTTAGATGAAGCTTATGTAGAACAAGAGCAAATGATTAAAGAAATAGACAAATGGATATTTCAGGTAATACATCATTGTGCTGAAGTAGAATCTAACACAGGTAGAATTACACTACATGATGTAGACTACTGTGTTGATTTAATTAAAAGAATCATGAAACATAAGTTTGTTGATTAAATCAGAATAAGATGGTGTTAATATTTGCCCACATAGGTTTTGCTCTATGGTTTTATGTAGGATATAGATATGGTAAATCAAAATGTAAATCAGAATAAGATGTATGTTTAAATTTTTAAGAGCATGATAAAAACATTTAAAGATCCTAAGATTATGAAATTAATCCAGGAAATTTGTACTGAACATCAACTGGTTGCAAGACCAAATGATAGCAATATAGGATATTTATGGCATATGTATGCTGAAGGTACTAGAGTAGGAGTCTTTAAACCCTTTATTTTTCTATCAGAGTTAAATCTACTTGTTAAACTAAATTATCTTACTGAAGATGAAAAGCAGAGTATGCTTGGCATGTTGCTTAGTTCAGATGAAGAAAATGCATATATAATGGCTTATTCTTTATTAACTTTAAGAGATGCTAGAATAAAAGATATGGGATTGTGGACTTCTGATAATGATAAATACAGTGAAATTGACTATATTAGAGATATTATTAATACTGAAATATTTATGAACCAATGGCAGAAATAATTTTAAAATTTAAAGAAGATGAATTTGAAGATGCTAGAACAGCATTGGATGGTTGGAAGTGGAAAATGGCCATGTGGGATCTTGATCAACATCTCAGAAGTGAGATAAAGTATAATGAGAAGTTGTCTACAGAAACAGATGAGGCTTATCAAGCTATTAGAGAGAAGATCCGGGAGATATTAAATGACAGTAACTTAAATATAGAATAATGGAATTTGTGATTATAACAGTAGTAGTATTTGCAGTTGCAGGTTTAATAATTTATAACTTAAGAGATGAAAACTATCATAACTGGGATGATTGACTGTATGTTTACAGCTATCATCAGTATTATTTATAAAAATCTGGAATAATGACAGAAGAAGAATTAATAGATCTTGGCTTTGAAAAGGTAAGTATTACTGATGATGAAAGCCAGAATGGATATGATTACTATTACTACCAAAAAGAAATGTGCAGTGGTGTTGTATTACACAGCTCTGATAGTATAGATACTAAAGGTAACAACTGGACATTGAAATGTTTTGAGATCCCGGCTATTAATATTAGCACTAAGGATCATTATGATCAGTTTCTTGAAGTGATGAACAATATAATTTGTTAATTATGTTTAGTGGAAGATTAATTAAAAAAGATGGTAAACTAACCTATGCTAGCCCTCAAGATAAATTGGCCTATGATATATTCATTAGCAAATTAGAAGAGGGTCAAGCAGTAGAAATGTATATAGATCTGACAAGTACAGATCACAGTAAAGCACAACTTGCAAAAGTACATGCTTGTATTAGAGAAATGGCAAAAGAGTCCGGGTACACTTTTGATGAAATGAAAGATGTGGTAAAAGAAGCATCTGGTCTGGGAGGTAAATCCTTTGCAGATTGTGGTAAAGATGAACTTATGCTAGCTATTGAAGCTTGTATACAAATAGGAAGAGAACAGTTTAATTTGAATCTGGGGTAGGTTTATTATCTTCCCCTTCAATTTCAATTTCTTTTATGTCAAAAAGTTCTTTTTCACCAGCCTGTCTTTCAATCTCAGCTAAAAGAAGTAACATAGTTTTGAATGCTGCCTCATGCTCAGTATGTGGTTCATTTTCAGCTTCAGCAGACATTACTTTTTTAATCAATGCTTCATATTTTTCTTGATCTTTTTCTTGTTTAAATATGTAAAGCATTGTAGCCTTAAGCATTAAATAAAAGTTTTTATTAAGCTTGATGTCTATAACAGCATCATTTTTAATTTCCCTTACTTTGATAGTACTCATAGTATTAATTTTAAACAAAAATAGAAAAAAAATGGACTTAGAAGAAATTAAACAAAAAATGTTTACTAAACTTGAGCCTAGTGGTTGGGATAGAGTTCTTAAATCTTTTATATTTAGCAGTGACTTTGATGATATACTTACTAAGTTGTATACACTGAGTCAGGATGATAAGAGATTTACTCCACCACTAAAACAAGTGTTCAGAGCATTTGAAGAATGTCCTTATGATAAACTACAAGTAGTTATAGTGGGTCAGGATCCATATCCAGGTTTGGGACAGGCCGATGGAATATCCTTTAGTTGTAGTAATACAGGTAAATTACAACCAAGTCTTAGATATATCTTAGGAGAAGTGAACAGGACGGTGTACAATGATCATCCTGTAAGTGAAGATGTAGATCTTACAAGATGGTCTAATCAAGGTATACTTATGCTTAACACTGCTCTTACAACAGAAGTAGGTAAAATAGGTAGTCACTATGATATATGGAAGAAGTTTACCGCATATCTATTAGATTGGCTTAATAACTACAACCCCGGACTAATTTATGTGTACATGGGTAAAAAGGCTGAAGAATGGTCTGAACTTACTACAAATACAGATTATAAGTTTATGGTAAAGCATCCTGCTAGTGCTGCATATAATGGCTCTAAATGGGATTCAGATGATGTTTTTATTAAGATATCTACAATAGTAACTAACACCACAGGTGAAATAATAACTTGGTAATGACAGATATATTTACAAGGTTGATCCAGGAAGGATTGACACCTAATACTTACTATGTTTTACATTGTATAAGAGAGAAATTAGTACCCTATAAATTTGTTAACAAAGAATTAGAATGCAAAAGACTGCAAACGGATCAATGGTTGACAGAAAGTTTGGAATTAACTAGTAAAAGTCTTATCTTTATGGAAGAAATTAATGGTTATTTTAAAAAGACCAAGAAGAAAACTTCACAAGATTTAATGGGGCAAGACTTTGTAAGAAATATAGAGAAATATGTAGAAATATTTCCTAATAAGAAACTCTCATCTGGTAAATATGCTAGAGTAAATGCTAAGAATCTTGAAGCACCATTTAGATGGTTCTTTGAGAACTATGATTACAGTTGGGAGGAAATAAATAAAGCCACAGAAAGATATGTTGATGAATTTAGCATTAGAAGATATGAATTTATGAGAACTGCACAATACTTTGTAAGAAAGCAAAACATAGATAAGTCTTTTGAATCTGATTTAGCAACATATTGTGAGATAATCAGAAGTGGTGATGATGAAGAACAAGTATATTTTAGTGAGAGAGTAGTATGATAAATCTAAAACTGACTATGATTGCTGTGGTGGGGTCTTTGTTTTGCTTTACTGTTATAGATCAGTTTATAGTTACTATAAATATCTGGCAGTATTTGATAATTGAAGTAATCATGGCAGTTGTACATAGTTTCTATAACTATGTCAAAAACAAATATTTAACTAATACATAAACATATGGCAGAATTATTTAATGGTGCACAGCCACTACAACCTGTAAGTGAAAGAGATGCTTTATACAAAGCATTAGCAAAAATGGCGGCTAGAAGCCGGGGGGATATAAAATCTTTAAGAAGTGCCTGGCCCAAATTTAATGATGCCTTTTGTGATGGATTAGAATGGAGAACTATCACCGTAGTTGGTGCTAGACCTGGTACAGGTAAAACTTTATTCATGGAACAGCTGATTAGTGACATTATTGAGATGAACAGAGATCAAAGATTCCGTGTATTAAAGTTTCAAATGGAAATGGTTGATGAGACCAGTGGTATAAGAAAGTTTAGTCTGAATACAGGTGCTGATTACAACACCCTAATGAGTAAGGGTAAGAAGATTGATAAGACTCTTTATGCAAAGTGTCAAGACTATTATGATAATACAGCTCACAAGGATATAATAGATGTAATCTATGATGCTTGTACTGTAGATGAAATGTGTGCTACTATTCATTACCAGATGCAAAAGTATTCTAAGTTTATTGTGGATGCAGATGGTAATCAGAAAAAAGAGTACACTAATATGCTTGTTGCTATAGATCACTCAGCTTTATTTAAAAATGGTAAGGGACAAAAAGATAAATTTGAAATGTTAGGAGCTTTAGGTGAAGCACTCACCATGTTAAAGAAAAAGTATCCGGTAGCTTTTGTAGTCCTCAGCCAGTTGAATAGAAACATAGATGATCCAAAGAGAGCAGTGGATGGTGATTATGGTAATTATGTATTGGACTCAGATATTTATGGGTCAGATGCATTATTACAACATGCAGACGTTGTGCTAGGTATAAACAAACCTTCTCTGAGAAAAATAAGACAGTATGGACCAGACAGATATATCATAAATGATGAGGATATATTAGCTTTTCACTTTTTGAAATCTAGAAATGGTACCACAAGAATAAGTTTCTTTAAACTTGACAGAGAACAGATGAGGATAGTAGAGATACCTACTCCAGCATGTGCAACTAAAAAAGTATCAACACAGTAAATTTTAAATATGAATATAAGAAAAGAAAGAGAAAAAGAGTTCTTTGTAGAACACATGGAGACTTTTAAAAAGCTGGGTCTGTCAGATCCGTTTTTTATAATTAAAACTGCATTCTTCCAGAAAGGTAAATTTGGTAGACAAGTACAGTTATTTGAGTCTGAGATTAGTAAAGGTGAGGATATCTATATAGAGTTCTATGACAATGTTACTGATGATAAAGGTACTGTAACTGATGTAGTTCCTTTTACAGAAGACAGACAGTTATTTAAGTACAAAGCTAACCCATTCTATGCAGAGGAGTATGAAACAAAAGAAGGTACAAACTTTAAAGGTGAGCCTTATATTTTGTATACTGTTCCTCTATCTGAATTGGTAGCAGTTCTTGAAGATGGTACTGAGATAACTCATGCTCTTTATGAAAAGAGAAAAGAAGAAGCTAAGAAAGAAGATTCTTTACCTAAGTTACAGAAAAGCTTGTCACTATTTCCTGATTTTGAAGAGGAGTTTCCTTCTAATAAGGGAGAGATTCTTCTTAATGAAGAGATTGCAGATGCGCCATTGTCAGAAATTACTATTAGAGATCTTGCAGCTATCATGCTGATAAAGCCTGTTAGTGCTAGACCTTGGTTAAATGAGCTGATTAAACAAACAAAAAGTGAAATATGAGTATAGTACTTCCAACTAAAAAGGTTAAGGCTGAAAGACAGAATCCAAAGAGAATGATTATTTATTCCAAGCCTAAGACTGGTAAGACAACAGCCTATGCTGGTCTTGATGACAATTTAATCCTAGATTTGGAGAGTGGTTCTGATTATGTTGAAGCTCTGAAGATTAAAGTTAATACTTTGCAAGAGTTGCTAGATGCTGGTAAAGCTATCAAAGCAGCTGGTAATCCTTATAAGTATGTTACTGTAGATACTGTAACTGCATTAGAAGATATGATACAACCTCTTGCAATAAAACTTTACCGTCAGACACCAATGGGTAAAAACTATGATGGAGACAATGTAACTACACTGCCAAATGGTGCTGGTTATTTATATATCCGTCAAGCATTCTTCCAAGTTTTAGATTTTATTGATACCTTAGCTCCCCACATTATTTTATCTGGTCATATTAAAGACAAGGTAGTTGATGATAAAGGTGAGATGGTTATGTCTGCTAACATAGACTTAACTGGTAAAATAAAGTCTTTGATTTGTGCTAATGCTGATGCTATTGGGTACATGTACAGAAAAGGAAACAAAACTATTCTGAGCTTTAAGACTAATGAAGAAGTTACTTGTGGTGCAAGACCAGAACATCTCCGTAATGAAGAGATAGTAGTAACTGAGATGAATGAAAAAGGTGAATTGGAGTTTCACTGGGATAAAATTTATGTATAATTAAATAATAGATAACAAATGAAAGTAAGAACACAAATAGTCACTCAGTTAGTGGCTGGAATGATTAGTAACAATGCCACAGAGCTAAGTATTACAGAGATGGTAATATTTGCACGTGACATAGCAGATGAGATAATTCAAACAACTTATCCAGAAGAGATAGCTGTTGAATTAACAGATGAAATTATAAAACAAACAAAATAAAAGAAAAATGGGATTAAGTACAACTGACTTAGGAACTGGTGGCAGTGGGCTACCTAAAACAATTTCTCCAGGAAATCATGTGTTAAAGATTAACTATGTGGAGCTAGAAGATTTTAAATTCATTGATAATGCAAAACATTTGCTTTTGCATGTGGAAACACAACCTATTGATGGTTTTGAGGGCTTCATGCTTGACAAGGATGATGAAAGCAAAGGTAGATATGCTGGTCAAATTGGTAAAGTTAAAGCTAGCCAGTATGCATATGCAGATGGTGAAACTAAAACAGGTATCAAGATTCAGAGAGATAGATCTATCTTGATTTTTCTACAAAGCTTGTGTAAAACTGCAGGAATCAATGAGTGGTTTACTGAACAAGATGGTAAGCATGACACTATTGAAGACTTTGTGGAAGCATTTAATGCTACTGCACCTATCAAAGATAAGTTTCTTGAGTTCTGTATTGCTGGTAGAGAGTATGAAGGTAAGACAGGTTATACAAACTATGACATGTGGTTGCCAAAAGGAGAAAATAAAAAGTATGCTTATGGTGAGGTAGAGGAAGGAAAAGTTATTACTTTTGATGAATCCAAACATTTGAAAAAATTAGAGACAAAAGAAGTAAAAAGCTTTGGAGAGGATGATGACTTCACACCTCCATCTAAAACATCTTCTGACTTCAGCCTAGACTAATAAGTTATAGGGGGAGTTAGAAATGGCTTCCCCTTAATTTTTAAACTAGGTAGTATGATTTCAACAAAGAATTTAATTACTGATTTAGAACAAGTCCCCAGAGAATGGGTCTTTGAATATTATCTTAACCTGAAGGAAAAACTAACAGGTCAAGATGTAAAAATGCTATCTGCATTTAATGCCAAGGATAAAGTTCCATCCATGTTTGTTTATTTTGATGTAGCCTCTGGATTCTATAAATTCAAGGACTTTTCATCTGGTTATCAGGGAGATTGCATTGAGTTGGTAAAGCATTTGTTTAACATGTCTACAAGAGGACAAGCTACAAATAAAATACTTCTTGAGTATCAACAGTATCTTAAGGATAACACTACATATACTCCTGAGGCTGCTATGTTTCATGATAAGTATAGAGTAGTAGATTATGAAATGAGACACTGGAATAACTTTGATCAGACTTATTGGATGGGTTTTAAGATTGGGTCTGGAATGCTTGATAGATATAATGTAGTTCCTCTGGCTTTCTTTACTATGAGCAAAACTGAACAGGATGGTAGTATAACTTCACATACATTTAGAAAGTCCCATACTTATGGATATTTTAGAAATGATGGTAGCTTGTATAAGATATATATGCCAAAGAGTACTCAGAAGAAGTTTATCAAGGTAGAAAATTATATTCAGGGCACAGATCAGTTAAAGTATGATTGCAAGTATCTTATCATCACATCTTCACTTAAGGATCTTATGGCTTTCAACAAACTAGGTATTAGTAATATTGAAGCTATTGCTCCAGACAGTGAGAATACTATGATAGGAGAAAAGGCTGTTGGAGAACTAAAACTCAAGTATCATAAGATAGTTGTGTTGTTTGACAATGATGAGCCTGGGATTAAAGCTGCTCAAAGATATTCTGATATGTATGGATTTAGCTATATATTGCTACCTATGGAGAAAGATCTTTCAGATTCAGTTAAAGTACATGGTATAGATAAAGTAAGAGAAACATTATTTCCACTATTAAAACAAGCATTATGAGCTGGATATATAAAGGTAAAGACTTTGGGGAATTAGATATTCCTAAAGGATCTGTAGGTTTTATCTACATTATGACTGCTATTATAGATGGTAAGTCTGTTGCATACATTGGTAAGAAGAACTTCTTTGCCAATATAAAGAGACCTCTTGGTAAAAAAGCACTAGCTATGTCTACTGATAAGAGGTTAAAAAAGTACAAGCGGGAACTGAAACCTGACTTTATGAGATATTACAGTAGTAATAAAACTCTTAAAGATGCTCACAAAGCAGGAGTAGTTATTAAAAGAGAGATTCTTAGAATATGTAATACTCAGATGGAACTCACATATCAGGAAACTAAACATCAGTTCTTGTATGAAGTACTTGAAAAAGATGAATACCTAAATGGAAACATACTAGGCCGCTTCTTTAAGGTAAAATAAAATAATTATGACAGAATTAGAATTAACAAGCCTCCTATTTAGGTTGGCTGATTTTGGTATTACAGGTGTTAAAGTAAAATATGATGGTGGAGGAGACTCAGGTGCCATAGAATGGATAGGTTATACAAAAAAACCTTGTGAAACTCCAGAAGATGTAGATAATAATATAGATGATTGGGAAGAGGATGCAAAGTTGTTAAATATTGATCATGATCTTTTTATGGAGCTTGAAACATTTGCAGAAAACAAACTTCTTGATGATATAGAAGATTGGTGGAATAATGAAGGTGGTTGGGGAGAGTTATGTATTTGTGTTCCTTCAGGTAAATATGAAATTACTAACAACATTAGAGTTACTGATCATGAAACATATAATCATGAAGGTAGTATTCTAGATAAAGCAGAAGAAGAATGACAGAGAAAGATAAAGCTAAAGAGTTATATGATTATGCAGTAAAACTACATGGTCCTGAAAAAGCTAAAGAAGAATCATTAAAATCTGCAGCAGCAACCCATGCATTAGCACCATTTAGAGATGGTCTAATGAAAAACAGAACTTACTGGGAAAGAGTAATTGAATATTTAAAAAAGAAATAATGGAAGATTTTGAAAGATGGTTAATAGATGAGTTGGAGACTCAAACATTAACAGATGAACTAAAAGATGAAATACTTGAAAGAGTAAGAGAATTGTATGATGATGCTCAGAGTGAGGGATATAGTGAAGGTACTAATCAGGTTAGAGATGAGCTTATTGAGTTATTAAACAAAATGTAATGGCACATCCTTGGCAACATGCAAATTTTAAATTTGTTTATATGATTATTTTATAGTACATTTACAATGTATTTAATTATAATCTTATGAGCAAATTTAAAAGAGCAATGAATTTTACTTCAGGTGAAGTACTAAAAACTACAAAAGATATATTAACAGATTGGATATTTATCAGTGAAGCACATTCTAATGCAATTACAGGTAGAAGATATATAAATGCTAAATGTAAATGTGGGAGAGAAAAAGTTATTTGTTTAAATAATGTAAGATCTGGAACTAGTTCATCATGTGGTTTATCTCCTTGCAGAGGAACTGAAAGGGAAAAAGATGTAGAAGTAGGTTACAAAGGTATTATGTATGTATATAAAAGACATGCAAAAGATAGAGGCTTTACTTTTGATCTTGATTATGAATACTTTAAAGAATTAACAAAAGGTAATTGTCATTATTGTGGAATTGAACCTATTCAGATTTATCAATTAAAAAATCCTAAAACTGGTAAAATTAGATCTGGTGTACCTATAATATATAATGGTGTAGATAGAGTTGATTCTACTAAAGGATATTTTAATGATAATGTAGTTACTTGTTGTAAAATTTGTAATAGAGCTAAGAGCAATTCTCCTCTTAATGAGTTTAAAGAATGGATTAAAAGAATTTATATGAAAACAATTAAAATTAATTAAGATGGCCCATCCAATACAGCATGCTAAGTCAGCCGCAAAGAGGTTTGGTGGAAAATGGGAAGATTACATAGCTATTGAGGAGTACCTAGATGAGACTAAGGCTTGGATAGGTCATAGTATGCATAGAATGTTCCGGCACCATAGTGAGGGCATATTTGAATGTGAAAGAGTATTTGGACCAAGCTTTGTAAATTCTGATGGTATTACTGTATATACAAGATATGTTGCAGAACAACATGTAAAAGAAGACTGCAATGGATATATTCCTACTGCAAAAGAATGGGTTGATATGATTGAAAGTGGTAAACCACATATGTGGGCTATTAAAACATTAAAAATTGAAGACTAATGGCAAAAATGATTTTTAGTAAAGAAGAGACAAGAAACTTGCTTATGATGTTGCAATCTGAAGATGCAGATAACCATCTTATAGCATTTGAGTCTCTAAAGAATGTTGATTTTGAGAAGTATATAGGAGAACTATTAGTTCTCTATAAATTTGGTGGGCACACTATGGATAATTGGAAAGCAAATTGTAATAAAATAGCAATGAGGCTCCAAAATACATTTGTAAGTGAAGTACCACTTAGTAGTCCT